TGATGGGTTTGAGCAGATCTTTATGAACGGTCTTCTTCTTGTTAAGACTACAGACTATACAACATCGAACAGCAATACAGTAACTTTAACATCTGCGGCGGCGGCATCAGATATAATCGAAATAGTTTCAGTAACTGGAGCTAACTCAGTAGACACATATACACAGGCAGAAGTAAATGCTCTACTAGCTGCAAATACCTCAGTTGCCCCACTTTCAATTTCAGCAAATACTACATTAGTAGCAAAGAAAAGATATTTTGTTACATCGGCATCAGCGCTAACATTGACGCTTCCAGCGTCTCCAGCGCTAAATGATGAGATTCAGATCGTAGATGCTTCAGGGAACGCTTCGACGTATAATATAACTGTGGCCAGAAATGGCAATAAGATAAACGGCGGGACTGGAAATTTAATAATTGACAATAATGGTGGCTGGTATACATTACTTTATACTGGAACTACTTATGGATGGAAGGTTGGATAATGAGCGATATTAGAACGTCTTTACTAGGAGGGTCATCCTCTGCCAATAACTTCTCTATAAACACAATTGATAATGTTACAACAACTACCCTATCTTCAAATTATCCTTCTGGTAAGTACTCTTTGCTATCAAGTCTTGCCGATTCATCTGTAGATGTATATGCATATAATTCAGCAGGAGATTTAGTTGGAACATCAAGCGGACTTACTTTAACAACCACAGGAGAATTTAATAAAGTAGTAATATTGGGTGGGACAGCAACAGATTTAATTTCATTCCTATATAATCAATCAGGCTTTGTTTCTACCGCCACATCTAGCGAGATTACCGCTGCAGCCACTATTTCTTCCATAAGCCCTTCTTTTGTAAATACTGTAAACACAGAATCATATATCATAGGATCAAACTTTGCATCAGATGTAGCGGTTTATTTTAAGGGAATAGATGGGGTAGAAAGAGCAGCAGACTCAGTAACACGAAATTCTGCTACATCATTAACAATAACTTCTCCAGATACTCTTCCAACAGAGCATTCTCCATACTCAATAGTTGTTGAAAATCCTGGAGTTGCAAGACCTACTAAATCTAATTCTCATATTCTTCAAGATGCAGTAAATGCAGCAGGAACAAACCTTGGATGGACAAGACCAGCAGACTGGATTACACTAACTGCTCCAGCCTCAAATGAACAAAAATTTGTGGGACTTCTAGGGATATCTAATGATAACTCAAACTATGTTGCATTATTAGCACAAGGAAACTATACAGTTGATTGGGGGGATGGAGTAACAGAAAACTTTACATCAAATACAAAAGCCTCTCATCAATACACCTATTCATCAATCTCATCAACTGTAACATCTGACGGATTTAAACAAGTTCTTGTTACGGTAACACCACAAGCAGGACAAAATTTAACAATGATTGATCTACAGCAAACATTTACAAGAACAAGCCTTGGTACTTCCGCACAAATTCCTTGGCTAGATATAGCAATTGCTGGAACAAATCTTACAACAATTAAACTAACTGGTTCAACTTCTCCAACTTTTATTATGGGCTATCTACAAAGAGTAAATATTGTATCTAGTAATTTAACATCTTATGCAAGTTTATTTGCATATTGTTTGCAATTAAAAAACTTTACAGTAAATAGTAATTCTACGATTACAAATACATCTAGTATGTTTGATACCTGTATCTCTTTAGAATCTGTTCCTTTATTTGTTACTTCTTCTGTTACAAGTATGTCTAGCATGTTTGATGGTTGTGTTTCTCTAGAATCTGTTCCTTTATTCAATACTTCCTCTGTTACAACTATGTCTAACATGTTTGCTAATTGCTCTTCCTTAAAGTCTGTTCCCTTATTTAATACTTCTTCTGTTACAACTATGTCTGCCATGTTTGATAGTTGTTCTTCTTTAAAGTCTGTACCTTTATTTAATACTCCAATGCTTTCAAATACATCTAGTATGTTTAATGGTTGCTCTTCCTTAAAGTCTGTGCCTTTATTTAATACTTCTTCTGTTACAAATATGTCTAGCATGTTTGATGGTTGTGTTTCTCTAGAATCTGTTCCTTTATTTGTTACTTCTTCTGTTACAAGTATGTCTACTATGTTTTATAGTTGTTATTCCTTAAAGTCTGTACCCTTATTTAATACTTCTTCTGTTACAAATATGAGTAATATGTTTGAGGGTTGTTATTCTTTAAATTTTGTGCCTTTATTTAATACTTCTTCTGTTACAAATATGTCTAGCATGTTTAGTTATTGTAGAGCCTTAGAATCTGTTCCTTTGTTTAATACTGCTTCTGTTACAAATATGTCTGGCATGTTTTCTGGTTGTGCATCTTTAAAGTCTGTTCCTTTGTTTAATACTGCTTCTGTTACAAGTATGTCTAGCATGTTTTTTTATTGTTTGTCTTTAAAGTCTGTGCCTTTATTCAATACTGCTTCTGTTACAACTATGTCTAGCATGTTTTCTGATTGTTTTTCTTTAAAGTCTGTGCCTTTATTCAATACTGCTTCTGTTACAACTATGTCTACTATGTTTGATAGTTGTGTTTCTCTAGAATCTATTCCCTTATTTAATACTGCTTCAGTTGTATCAACTGGGTTCCAAAGTTTTGCAGCATATACTTTTAGTTTAAAAAGTTTAACAATTTCTAACTCTGCACATACAAGTATAACTAACTTGTTAAGTTCAAGCACATCTTTGACTTCCTTGTCAGGCGGATCAGTTTTTGGATTAAACTCTTCATCAACTAGAGCTATAAAAACTATAAATGTTAACTGCTCTGGACTAGTAGCAGCACCTGGTTCACCACCATTTTCATCAACTTCGTTTACAAATGTTACTTCAATAATTCTGACGGGACTAAAATACGCTGTATCTATAGCAGGCATGAGACTTAATGGAGCCGCATTAGATGCTCTTTATACATCTTTAGGAACGGCTGCTGGAGCACAAACATTAACTGTAACAACAAACCATGGAACAGTAGATGATACCCCATCTATTGCCACAGCAAAGGGATGGACGGTATCAGGATCATGATATATAGACATAATGAAGTTATTCCTGAAGAGGGATACCACGAAAAAACCGACGGGTTCTACAGAGTAGAAAATGAAAACATGGTAGTCTGTGGTAGACTCTATGTATTAAACCAAGACTATGCCCTATACAGAGACGAAAAGGATACCTATGAATATCCAGTTGATGGATGGCGCTGGTTTGATTCAGAAGATCAAGCATATGAGTATTTTAATTTGGAGAAGCCAATAGATAATGTCTAAATCTAGAGATATAGCAAATATACTATCAGCAAACACAGCTATTGCTACTGATGCTGAGGTTACCGCTGCAATTTCTGGACATGCAACCGCATCAAATGGTCACGTTGGTCGTGGGACAACAGAAAATAGACCTGCATCACCATCAATAGGCGACTTATACTTTGACACAACATTAAATGCACTAATTGCTTATAGATTTACAGGATGGGAAAAGGTATCACAAGATCCTGCACCACAAATTGCTAGCATATCTCCACTAACTGCAGCTACAACAGGGACTGTTATTACAATTACTGGATCCAATTATAAATCAGGACTTGCAGTTCAGTTTATAGGAACAAATTCTGTAGCATATAATTCTCCGCTAGCAACATTTGTAGGTGCCACAACTGCAACTGCAACAACACCAAATTTGCCAGTGGCCTATGAACCTTATGACGTTAAGCTAATTAATAGCGATAATCAGTTTGCTATATTAGAAAATTCTTTAGATTCTGGTGGAACGCCAACATGGAATACAGCAGCTGGAACAATTGCTACAATATATGAACAGTCTTCATTGAATACATCAATTTCTGCTACAGATCCAGACGGAACATCTATCGTATATTCTTCTACTAACTTGCCATCTTGGATGAGTCTTAATTCTTCAACTGGAGCTCTTACTGGAACATCTCCAGATGTAGCATCGTCAACGACATACTCTTTTGATATCACCGCTTCAGATGGAGTAAATACCTCAACTAGATCTTTTAATACTGTGGTTAATATATTCTCAGTACCTACAGCACCAACAATTGGAACAGTAACTATATCTGGAAATACCACAACAGTCCCATTTACTGCTCCTTCAAGTAATGGTGGACAAACAATTACATCTTATACTGCGACATCATCTCCAGGAGGTTTAACTGGAACACTTAGTCAATCTGGCTCTGGAAGCATAACTGTTTCTGGTCTTTCAGCTGGAACGTCTTACACATTTACGGTTACTGCAACAAACTCAGTTGGAACTTCCCAGCCATCTTCTGCATCTAATTCAGTTACACCGACATACACTGGTCAAACAGTTACTGGTGGTGCAGGGTATACAAACGAGTCTGCTCAATGGACAAATTCTGGAGACAGCAGTGTAACAACAACAGGATCATTCCAGTGGACTTGCTCAAATCAGGGTGACTACTATGGAGGAAATCAGAGTGCAGGTGCTGGAGGAACTGCAGGATTTGGCTATACTTTGAATAATGGAAATCCATTGGCAGCTGGAACATATAGCTATTCTGGATCACATTACTTATACTGGGATGGTGGTGGAGATTCACATGACGGTATGCCACTCTGGGCGGTAACTCCAACAGCTAAATCATTAATAGTAAATACTGTTAGACCACCAGATGCTAGAAATACCCAAATTACAAAAACTGGAACATTTACACTAGCATCACCACAAACGGTAAGACTTGTATGGAATGTATATGATGGTTCATCCGCAACTGCAATGGGAGGTAGAGTCTATAACTTCACAGTTACAAAGACTGCATAATAATGGCTAAAGTAATTAAAGTATGGGATGGAACAACATGGCAATATGTTGGAGTACAAGCTGCTTTACCTGGAGACTATGTAGATACTGCAGCTCTTAATTCCGCCCTTGGTTCATATAAGCAAGAGGTAAATCTTGCAATTTCTGCAAACACAACATTAGTTGCGGGACGCAGATATTTTGTTGATACAGCAGCAGCAAGAACATTAACACTTCCTGCAAGCCCAACACTTGGGCAAGAAATTATTATATTTGATGCAACAGGATCGGCGGGAACAAATAATATTACCTTATCCCGTAATGGAAATAAGATCAATGGTTTAACAGAAGATGCTATAATTGACGTAGATCAATCAGTAACTACATTAATTTATACAGGTACAACGCTAGGATGGAGTTTCATATAATGGCTATTAAGAAATCATCAGGTTCAGGAATTCCGTTTGGAAATAATGCAGGTCGTCCTGCTAATCCAGGAACTGGCCAATTGTACTCAAATGGTGAAGCTCAGAGACTAGAGTTATATACAGCTGCTGGGAATTGGGAAAATATTGTTCAGGAAGTTCCTGGAGTTTCTTCTATTTCAGGAAATTATTCAGAAGCAACAGACTCAGGTGTAATTACTATTTATGGAACAAACTTTGTCAACGGTGCATATGCAACCGCAATCGGCACAAATGGAGTACAAATAAATGCTTCTTCAACTACATTTAATTCATTAGTTCAACTAACTGCTACATTTACAGGCCTGTCTAATGCGTATGAGCCTTATGATATAAAGGTTACAAACCCTTCAAATCTATTTGGATTAATTCCAGATGCTTTGTATGTAAATGCTAATCCAGTCTGGGTTACAGCAAGCGGATCTTTAGGTACGTTTAATGAGCAAGTAAGTATTACCTTGTCTGCTTTATCGGCAACGGACTCAGATTCTAATACTATAACATATGCATTAGCAAGTGGATCAACACTTCCTTCTGGCGTTTCTTTAAATTCTTCAACAGGAGTAATTTCAGGAACACTGCCAGAAATAACAACTGATACAACGTATTCGTTTACTGTTAATGCATCAGATGGACTTAACATAATACCAAGATCATTTAATATAATATCAAGAGCAATCACCCCAACAGTTGAATACTTGGTTGTAGCTGGAGGTGGCGGTGCAGCAGGAGCAGTAGTAGGGGACGGTTCTTCAGGAGGTGGCGGTGCAGGAGGATTATTATACGGAACTAAAAGCGTTGCTGGTTCTTTGTCATTCTTAGTAACAGTTGGTAATGGTGGCAACGGTGGCCTTGGAGCAAGTAATGGTGGATCAAGTAATCCTTTAAGAAATGGTTCAAATGGAAGTAATTCAGTTTTTGATAACTTAATAAGCGTTGGTGGCGGAGCAGGAAAATGTCAAGATGGAACCGCAGGAGGATCTGGTGGTTCAGGCGGAGGCGGCGCAGGCGGCGGTAGCCCTTTACCAGGTGTCGGCGGAGCAGGAACTTCAGGACAAGGTAATAGCGGAGGATCTGGCCAAGGTAATCCATATGCAGGCGGCGGAGGCGGAGGGGCTGGCGCAGTAGGTGGATCTAATGGCGGCGCAGGCGGCGCAGGTTTATCCTATTCAATTACGGGCTCATCTTTAACTTATGCTGGAGGAGGAGGACCAGGACAAAATAATTATGGTGGAGCAAGTGGCGCTGGTGGTTCTGGCGGCGGAGGCGCAGGAGCTAATGGAATTTCCAATGGTACACCAGGAACAGCAAACACTGGCGGCGGCGGAGGCGCAGGAGGAAATAGCGGTGCAGGTGGCGGTGGCAATGGAGGCTCAGGCGGATCTGGTGTAGTAGTTATTGCTTACCCAGACACATACCCAGCCATTACAACAATTCCTGGAACGTTAACTTATAATCAACCAACTCGTTCAGGATATAGAGTTTATCGGTTTACGGCGGGATCAGGAACAATTACCTTCTAGTAATTACTAGCACAATTTGCTATAATTAAGGCATCATAGAAAAGAGTTAACATGCCATCATATCAATATGAATGCCAAGAGTGTAAAGTTCAGTATACTCATTTTAGAAGTATTAAAGAAGAAGATCCAGGTTATACCTGTGATACTTGTAGTTCCCCCCTCGTTAGATGGTATGGGATTTCTGGAACACGCACACAAAAAAGACTACCAGAAGGCGATGATTTCATTTCATCTCAGATGGACTTTTATGGGACGGATAACTGGAAAGAACATTACGCTACTTGGGATGTAAAACCAGATAGACAATGAAAGGCTCAAATAGTAAGCTTTTAAAAGGCTTATAACCCTGAGAATGGTATAATTTAAAAATGCCAGGAAATACAACGCCTAAAACATTTAGATATCCGACATTAGACATGTCGCCCGATGTCCCAAGAGATCTTGGCTATTTAGCTACAGATATAGATAATTATTTAACAAACAATCCAGGCCCAACTGGCGCAACAGGTGCACAAGGCCCTACAGGTGCAACAGGACCACAAGGTCCTACAGGTGCAACAGGACCACAAGGTCCGCAAGGACCACAAGGTGAAACAGGTGCAGCAAGTACTGTTGCAGGACCAACAGGATCTACTGGCGCAACAGGACCTCAAGGTCCACAAGGATTAACAGGTTTAACTGGCGCAACTGGCGCAACAGGTGCACAAGGCCCACAAGGTATTCAAGGAATTAAAGGCGACAAAGGTGACACTGGAACTGGAGTACAGATACTTGGTTCTTATGCATCACTTGCAGCATTACAAGCAGCACAACCAACTGGGAGTGCTGGAGATGGATATTTAATCTCAGGTAACCTATATGTTTGGGATTTGGTAAGTAGCAACTGGATTAATGTTGGAACAATTCAAGGACCAACAGGTGCAACAGGACCAACAGGTGCAACAGGACCGCAAGGTCCACAGGGCATACAAGGACTAACTGGTGAAACAGGCGCACAGGGCCCACAGGGTCCACAAGGATCAACGGGTCCACAAGGAATCACAGGCGCAACTGGACCGCAAGGTCCACAGGGACCGCAAGGTTTAACTGGACCGACGGGACCAGAAGGATCTAAAGCAACATTTTCTATTACATCTTCAACACCACCAGCAAGTCCAGTAAATGGACAGGCGTGGTTTAATTCAGATAACGGCAGAAGTTATACATACTATGATTCATATTGGGTAGAAACAGGATCATCTTTATCTGGTCCCGCAGGCGCAACAGGTGCACAAGGCCCACAAGGAATTCAAGGACCACAAGGCGTATCTATAAATCTTAAAGCATCTTCTTTAACTGTAGCAGCATTGCCTTCAACAGGAAATACTGTAAACGATGCAAGAATTGTTGATGCAGATGGAGACCTTTATATTTGGAATGGCTCATCTTGGTCTTCTGCAGGTCAGATCGTTGGTCCACAGGGCCCACAAGGCCCGCAAGGCCCACAAGGTGAGGCGGGATCAAAAGCAACATTCTCAGTAGTAGCAACAACACCTCCTGCAAATCCAGTAGAAGGACAAGCTTGGTATAACTCAGATGATGGACTTACATATATTTATTATGACTCATCATGGATTGAATTTGGAAATTCTCAAGCAGGCCCACAAGGACCAGCAGGTCCAGCAGGTCCAGCAGGCGCAAGCGGTGGAACTTGGAGCTTAATTGGAACTCCTTATACATCAAGCTCAGGATTCTTTTCATCATTTACAGGATTAGCGGGAGCATATAAAGAGTTAATTCTTGAGTGGACTGGACTTACATGTACTTCAAACAACGGAGTTCTCGGAAACTCGTTGATTGTTAAGGTTAACGGAGACAATAATAATTATACAGGCGGAGGAGATTGGGTATTTGGAGGAAGTGCTGGTGCTTCAGTATATCTAAATCCGCCAGAGCCTATAACAACTTTCAGATACAACTCTGGAAAATTCCATATTAGAAATGCAAATAGTACTGGAACAAAGCATTGGGAATTGATTTCTAGCGGATTAGGACAAAGCAGTTTGTATGGAACAACTCAAACAATGATTACAGTAAGAGGCGCTGGTACATATACAGGAGCCTCAGCTATTAATTCAGTAAACTTTCAAGTAGTAAATGAAACTTGGACAGGTGGAACTTGGACTCTATGGGGGCTATCATAAAATGAAAATAACAGAATACGATGTTGTGTTACAGCAACTAGTTGAAAGAGATTTAACTCAAGAAGAAATTGATTCTATTAATGAAGCGGAAGCAAGATGCAACGCTAGAGTAGTTACAGAGATAGGGGAATAACAATGGCAGCAATAGATTTTCCAAATTCCCCCACATTAAATCAAGTATTTACTGTAGGAACAAACTCATGGACATGGAATGGTTCTCGGTGGAACGTTGTTAGAACGGGCGTAACAGGACCTACAGGTCCACAAGGACCCCAAGGCATTCAAGGATTAACAGGTCCCGCAGGACCAACGGGCGCACAAGGAATTCAGGGTATAGCAGGACCTACGGGCCCTCAAGGAATTCAGGGCATACAAGGACTAACGGGTGCAACAGGAGCGCAAGGACTTGGGAAAGTAGTTCAAATAGTTAGAGGTTCAACAAATATTATAGTTACAGCAAGTATAGGCGCAAGTGCTGTTGATACTGGGCTAAGTGCTACAATTACTCCAACTTCCGCATCAAATAAAATTGTAATTTTTGTAAATCAAAATGGGTTAAGAAAACTTAGTGGGACTGGAGACTTTGGATTATTGTTCCCAGTACTTAGAGGTTCAACTTCAATAGGAAGTTTTGGAGGTAACACTCTTTGGACAGGAGATACAGGTACATCCTCTGCAGATGTAGGCGGAGTATTTATTGATACTCCTGCAACAACATCGCCAGTCACTTATAAAACTCAAGCCCAAAGATCAATTAGTAATTCAAATGGTGTTGATCAAAATGGATTTATATACATGCAGTGGATAAATGGAGAAAGCACAATGTTATTGATGGAGGTAACACCATAATGGCAACTTATTATGAAGTATTACATTACTTATCTTCAGATAAAGAATTTTATAGCTCTGGAACAACATATGAAGATATTATATGGAAAGATGAAACACCTGGGTTTACTAAACAAGAATTTTTAGCAGCATTTGAAACGGTAGATCAAATTAAAAATGAAAAAAATCAATTAGTTGTATCGGCTATTGCAAAGCTTGAGGCATTAGGATTAACTGAAGATGAAGCAAGAGCAATAGCAGGGATAGGGGCATAACAATGGCAATAGACTTTCCAAATAGCCCAACAGTAAATCAATCATTTACCGCTGGCGGAAGCACATGGATTTGGGATGGAATCGCCTGGAACCTACAAAGAATTGCAACTGGCGCTCAAGGACCACAAGGAGAAGTAGGCCCACAAGGCCCTGCAGGCCCCATAGGACCTCAAGGAACATCTATTAATGTTAAAGCATCAGTAGCAACCGTTGCCCTACTACCAGCAACTGGCAATAGTGCAAATGATGCAAGAATTGTTGACGCAGATGGAGACCTTTATATATGGGGCGGTTCAGATTGGACATCTGCTGGTCAAATTGTAGGACCGCAAGGCCCACAAGGTATTCAGGGTATTCAAGGAATTCAAGGACTAACTGGCGCAACAGGACCTTCAGGCGGAATAACATTAGCAGTTACAAACTCAGGATCAGGATCTTATACGATTAATGGTTCTGCTAATCCAACTTTATCTTTTATTCGGGGACATAGATATATAATTAATGTTAATGCTGTCGGACATCCATTTTGGATTCAAACAGTTTCAGGTGCATATAGCGCAGGAAGTGTTTATTCTACTGGAGTAACACTATCTTCAGGAACACGGGATAATGGAACAATTATATTTGAAGTTCCATTTAATGCTCCTCAACTTTATTATGCTTGCGAATACCACTCATCAATGGCTGGTTCTATTACAGTTTCTAATTTAGGTCCACAAGGAATACAAGGACCTAAAGGCGACACTGGAGAACAAGGCACACAGGGCATACAAGGTTTAACTGGCGCTACTGGTTCACAAGGAGCGCAGGGTGTTCAAGGAATACAGGGACCAGCTGGTCCAACTGGACCACAAGGTCCAGCATTTACTCCTTCGGCGGGATCGATTACAAATACAATGCTTGCCAATTCATCAATCTCAATTAACAACTCACCAGTATCATTAGGTGCAAATATAAATCTTGCAACTACTGCATATTCAAATGGAACTAATACAGCAAACTCAAATAAAATATTCTATAACACAACTGGAACGCCACCAACTGGCACTGCAGCTGGCGATTTATATATTTTCTACTAGGATAACATATGACTATAAAAGCATATGATGGCACAAATTGGTACAATCAAAAATCATTAAAACTTTATAATGGGGCGCAGTGGCTTACTGCAAAACAAGCATGGATTTTTAATGGTGCAAACTGGGCAATAAGTTATCCAGAGTTTCCAGTAAATACTGCATCTCCTTCTATATCTGCAACAAGCGGAACAGCGGGAAGAATTGGTTGTGTTTATACCGCATCAGTTGGTTCATGGAATGCAAATGATGCATACAACCCAACATCTTATTCTTACCAGTGGACAAGGGCGGGATCAGATATATCTGGTGCAACAAATAATACATATACAACAGTAGCTGCCGATGCAGAAATAATAATAGGATGTAGAATAACAGCAATAAACCAAAGAGGATCAACGCCAATAACAATATCAACTGGAATAACTATGCTTCCACAAGTTACATCCTTAAGCGCATTTGATAACACAGCAACACCTAATACGCCAAGCTCAGTTTCAATTGGAAACACAGGTCTATCATATTCTGGAAGCTTTACTACACTTGACAATATATCTACTTATTATGAAGCAGTTGGCGGAGGAACCGCAGGAACTCCTTCAGTAAATTCTGGAGCAAAGCAGTTCTCTGGAACAGGAACAGCAGGCGATGCAAGCGTTTCAATTAGAGGTGTTAATACAAGTAGACAACTTTACTTAACTTGGCCAGTTGCCGCAGGTGCTATTTCATATGATATATATGTAAATGGTAATTATTTTACAAATGTGTCACCAGGCACCAATAATAATTACATATATACCCCACCAGATGATAACGCAAGAAATTTTACAGTATACCCAAGATCAACAAATAGTCAGGGTTATGGAGTTCAAACATCAACACCTGTAGCAGCAACAATAAAGTATTCTGGGTATAGAACAAGCGCTACAGTATCATTAGCAAATCCAGTTCCTGTAAATACATCTGCACCCACACTTTCTCCAACTGGAGGATATACAGTAGGACAAACATTAACTTACGGAGTTGGATCTTGGAGTAATAGCCCAACATCATATGACTTGAGACTATATAGAGGAACACCAAATGTTAATACAAACGAAACATTTGTAGCATCTTCTACATCCTCAAGTGCAACTTATACTATTCCAGCATCCGACTACGACGGAGGTGGCAGATATTACTATAGAGTTTTTGCAACTGCAACAAATTCAGGAGGAACATCAAATGGTGGAACATTTACTCCAGGAACAGAAGGTGGACCACTAGCACAGCCAGTAGTTATTCCTTCAGGAGGAACCGTATCCTTTTCGGGTACAGCATCAACAGGAAACACTCTATCTGCTTCTACAAGCGGGTGGGCAGGATCACCTACATCGTATTTTATTAAGATTACAAGAGGAACACAGAATGTTGCTTCCTATGAAACAACACGGGCGCAGAGCTATTCTTCTTCAGTAAGTTATGATGTAGTTGCAGCAGATGCGGGATATTATTTTAAAGCTTTTGCAACAGCGTCTAACTCTGCAGGAACAAGTAGCGAGGCCTCATCTATTGAAAAGGGTCCGTCTACAAATCCAGTTACAGCTCCAGGGGTTCCAGGTGTTTCAAATAACTATGATGGGTATATTAGCTCCTATTACACTTGGACGCTATCAATTAGTCAAGGCACTGGCGGAACGCCTACGGGCTACGATTGGGAACTACAGCTTAGCTCTAATGGAAGCACAGTATCAGCATCATCATCAGGCTCAGTTAATGGAGGCGGAAATAAAACGGTAACAAGAAATAGCTCAACTTATAGCTATGCTAGATGGAGAGCAAGAGCCACAGGATCAAGCACGTCAGCTTGGTCTGCATACACCTCTTGGGAGTAATATGATATCAATAGAAGAGAAAAAAGAAATTTTAAATGGTAAAATTGAAATATTAAATGATTTAATATTTAGGCTTGAGCCATTTAAGGATGAACCCGAAGATCACAAAGTTTCTAATAGCACTATTTTAGAAAACGCAAAGTCTGAAAAAAACACATACAGCCAGCTACTGGCTGAATTATAAAAAGGAGAATAAAATGGCAACATATACAAAGTTAACAAATGATGAAAAAGCAGCAATTGTTGATGCAGAAGTAAGAAACCTTGAGTACCAGATGTACTCTTTGGAAGTTCAGCTTATTGCAGAAAATGCAAAAGCAGAGCCAAATGCAGATTCAGTATCAAAGCTTGAATCACTTATTGCTGAAAAGCAAACACAAATAGCAGCACTTTAATTAAAAGAGGAGGATGGAATGTCATATAAAAGTAGAGTCTTAAACGACTTTCCAAACTCATTTTATTTACTAGATGAGGTTCAATCGGGTACAACTAACACGTATACCGAACTGATGTCTCAATATGCAACATATCAAGCTTTAAAAGATAGTGGCCTTAACTATGGAGAAATAAGCGGAATTCAGATTTACGATTACTCAGGTAGTCTAAATAACGGTACTGCTTCTTCCGCTTCCTCAAAACAGATTATGCCTTTAGTTACGGGATCGGTAAGAGGAACTGAGGTTTTAAGTTCAACCATTATTGCATACAACCCAAAAGGAATTGCTACAAAGTATTACAAGGATAACTCTTTCTCCATAGAGGCTTGGTGTGCACTTCCAGGATATAACGTAAGCACAACAATAGTTGGAGACACCGCAACAAATACGGGCATATTTTATCAGAACGGCAATATTATATTTAGAGTTGGAGCCAACCAGGTTCAAGCCACAGTATCAAATTCTGAAGTAGTATATGTTGTAGGTATATTCCAGAGCAATATATTATCCCTATACATAAACGGATTTATTGCTGATGCATTGCAAATAGACTCATACAAGTTTTCCAATGAGACAGCAACCTTTCAATCAGGACCGTCTACTGGTAGATTTGTAGTAGACTGTGTAGGATTCTATAGATACGCTTTATCTGGTACCCAGGTATTGGCTCATTATAATGAGGGAACTCAAGAAGTAAACATATCTCAAATTGTATCAGCAGACAATGGCTATCTTTTCAGCATGAACACAGAGTCACTTAGACCTAAGTTTATTTATTCATATCCAGGATCCAAGCCTTGGTCTGAAGTAGCAACGGGCGGCATTACAATATCTGATGACAATTCCTATATCTATATACCAGAGACAGAGACTGCAGCAACTGCATCATTTACATTTACAGACTATTTCATTGTGCCTAATTATTTGAATATCGATACATCTCAAATCCACTGGAGCAACGATGTAACTGGAATTCTAGTAGAGGCAAGCATTGATAATATTGCTTGGCGGACTTGCAAGAATGGAAGCCCTCTTCCATATATAAATAAAAATGATGATCAGTTCTCAGAGATTGTTTATTTAAGGATAACCTTATCCTCTGCAGATACCAGTAAGTATCTTCCAATTCTCAGATCCCTAGAAATAGCTTTCTATACGGGCAAGAACTTCTATAGCGATAATTCAGGATACTATGTATCTTCCGACTATGACTATGCTTTGCCAAAATTTAATAGCAAGACCCTTTCTTACAATAAGTACAATGGGCTGACTATGTATAATGGACATGGATTCTCATTAAATTCTATTCCCGCCGTTTCTTGCATAGAACTTATATACACACCTCAGTATAATGAGAATGTCCTATTCTCAGGTGCTACTAAAAAGTACGAGTGGAATAATGCGGGGCTAATAACAAAGACAGGGATATCCTCAATTTATGTAAATGGCATAGATAGGACGGCGGAAACAAATGTCTGGAACTTCCTAGTAGTAGACACACCACATCATATTGTAATTAATCTAACATCATCTGATACAAGCATCAAATTTAATCAGAATCAGAACGACACCAAGTCTGGGATTGGGCATATGTATAATAACGTAGCCGTATATGAGACCACCCTATCTGTAAATAGAATTCTAAACCATTACCTGCTTTATACGGGAAATACGGTAAATCAGATTAACGACACTTCATTTTCACTAATAGAGTCATCCTCTGGTGACGATTCCACCCCGTTCTTTCTAACAGTGGTAGAGCCAGAGTCAGTTAGCCTTTAATTGTGTCCAACCAGTGTGCAAACTCTGGACTTTGACACGAAATAATGGTATGATTTAGTTCTATGGATATGAGTAAAGCTAAATATAAAGTTAATGACGAAGAGTCAATTCTAGGTATATATGTCTGGGAGATGCCAGACGGCAGATGGATTGGAGATGACGATGGCAACTTTCTTTCGGTCACGTCCAAAAAAGGCAATAGATCCAACATCGATGCTTTGGCTAGAGAAGTTCGCTCATTCGGTATATATGAAGGCGGGCCTAAATTTCTTTCAGCAAGACGCAAAATTGATGACGAAGAATTTGAGCACCAACAGCAAAGACTCAACTGGGGACTAATCCCTGATCCATATGATATTGGTAACTATAAGGACGAAATGAAGAAACTAGGTGGTTTAAGATGACAGTAGAATTTCTTAACGAAAACAACTCAGAAAACATTATTGATATATCAAATACAGCAGACTGGTTCTCTTTCAAGAAAGATGAAAAGAGCAATGACCCATTTGCAGTAAACCTTGAAGAGCTAAAAAAAGTCAGAGGTCTAGGATCTGCATTTAAGCGTAGAATTAATAGAGAGTTCTCAAAGTCATTTACTGGCATTGAAGAAACGGGAACACAGCAAAACCTACTTGCACAAGCAATTAGTGGATATGCTATGTTTGACCTTATTGAGCCTCCATATAACCAAGAGTATCTTTCAAAGGTGTATGAGATTTCAACATATAACTATGCGGCAATTAACGCAAAGGTTGCAAACATTGTTGGGCTCGGATATGACTTTGTTGATACAAAGAAAACTAATGATGCCTTTGATGCAATCACAGATGACAAGCAGTTAGAGAGAGCCCGTAGAAAGCTGAATAAGCTTCGTCAAGACTTACACGCCTGGCTAGATACAACAAACTCTGAAGATACATTTACACAGACTTTGATTAAGGTTTACACAGATTTAGAAGCAACAGGAAATGGCTACCTTGAAGTAGGCAGAACAACAGGCGGAAACATTGGATATATTGGACATATTCCAGCAAAGACAATGCGTGTTCGTAGACTAAGAGACGGCTTTATTCAATTGCTATACGGCAAGGCTGTATTCTTTAATAACTTTGGAGATACTGAAACAGAGAATCCAATTGCTGGGCAAGAAGATCGCCCAAATGAGATTATTCATTTTAAGAAGTATACTCCGATGAATAATTATTATGGTATCCCAGATATTATTGCTGCACAGGTAGCACTCGCAGGTAATGAATTATCTGGTCGATATAACCTAGACTACTTTGAAAACAAAGCGGTCCCAAGATATATTATTACAGTAAAGGGAGCAAAGCTTTCTCCAGAGTCAGAGCGTAAATTGCTTGAGTTTTTCCAAGTTGGATTAAAGGGAAAGAACCACAGATCTTTATATGTTCCGCTTCCAGCAGATAGCCCAGACTCAAAGGTTGAATTTAAAATGGAGCCAATTGAGGCGGGAAGCCAAGAGGGTTCATTTGAGAAGTATCGTAAATCAAATAGAGACGAAATCCTATTAGCCCACCGTGTGCCAATTAATAAAATTGGAACTCCAGAGGGTGTAAATTTAGCGGTTGCCCGTGATGCAGACAAGACATTTAAAGAGCAAGTTTGCCGTCCAGCCCAGATGACACTTGAAAAGAAAATAAATGCAATATTTGAAGAAAAGACCGATGCCCTAACTTTGAAGTTTAATGAATTGACTTTGACCGATGAGGATACCCAGTCTAAAATTGATGAAAGATATTTGCGTATGCAGGTAATTACCCCTAATGAAGTTAGAATTAGAAAGGGTATGATTCCACTTGATGGCGGAGACGACATGGTCGATTTAAAAGGACAAGCCGCCGCAGAGCAAAGAGCTCAAGCAGGAAATACAAGACAAAGATCTCAAGACCGTCAGGCAGCCGCCCCCGATGTTGATGGGGAAGGCAGAAATGCTAAAGGCGACGGAAGACAGGTTGACTAAGTCCACTCAACTGTTATTTGCTTTATAGTCTATAACACTATAAAATTAAGCATATGAACATTGAAAAGTCTTTATGGACCAGTAACGGCAACGTTATTAATTTGTCGGTTCCTTTTACTAAAGTTAACCGTGAAAAGAGAACCGTATCTGGATTCGCAACCCTAGACAATGTTGATCAGACTGGTGATGTTGTAACAGCAGAATCAAGTCTCAAGGCATTCGAAAATTTCCGTGGGAATATTCGTGAGATGCACGGATCAAATGCGGTAGGAAAGATGGTTTCTTTTAAACCAGAAACTTTCTACGACCCAAAGTCAAAAGAGTTCTTCAACGGAGTGTATGTCGATGCATACATCTCAAAGGGCGCACAAGACACCTGGGAGAAAGTTTTAGACGGAACTCTATCTGGATTCTCAATCGGCGGAAAGATTCTTGAGTCAGACAATGAAGTTAACAAGGCGAGTGGCAAGACCGTAAGATTTATTAAGAACTATGAACTAATTGAGCTTTCTATTGTTGATTCACCAGCAAATGAACTTTGTAACATTCTTTCTATCCAGAAGGTCAATGGACAATACATTGCAAAGGGAATTGCAGTAGGAGTAGTAACTGAAAATATATTTTACTGTGCAGACAGTGATTCTGTTTTTATCTCAACAGATAAAACATATGACTCTCCAGTATCTGGAAAGCCAGCAGAGTTAATCGGATGGGTTGAAAGCTCAGATGTTAACAAAGCAAAAGAGATAGATAAGATTCTTGATGCATACAAGCATTCAAGATTTACGTTGCCTGAAACACAAACAATTGCAAAACAGGCAAACGCAGAAGGAGGTAATGAAATGTCAGATAATACAGAAAACGTAGTTGTCGAAGATGTTGCAGTAGAGGCACCAGCCGAAGCAGAAACAACAGAAGCAGCCGTTGAAGATACAGCAGTTGTTGCAGAAGATGCAACTCCAGCTGAAGCTCCTGCAGATGCAGTAGCAGAAGACGTTCCTGCCGAGACTCTGGAAAAAGCAGCCGAAGTATCAGAAGATAAGGTTGATGAACCTGATTTTGCGAAGATGTTAGGCGATCTAAAAGGCTTTTTCTCAGAAACTCTAAACAAGGCATCTGAAGCAAATGCAGCACAAGTAACAACAATCCAAGAGACTGTTGAAACTTTCAGCAAGAGCGTAGATGCTAGAATTTCAGAGTTGGCAGAACAACACACAGCACTTTCAAGCGCTGTAAATAACATCAAGAACACGATTGATGGTGTACAAAAGCGTGTCGACGCAGTAGAATCAGAGACTGCAATCAAGAAGTCTTCAGATCTTGGCCGATCAGAAGAAGTAACAATCAAAAAATCTAAATGGAACGGTTCTTTCCTCGGTTCCGTAAACGAAATATTCAACTAAGGTAGGTATAAAATAATGAGCAATGAAACATTAGAAAAAGCAGTTGCAGCTGGAACTACAGCTACAGGCACATTTGCCTCAACAACTGGTGGAACAGGAACACACCGTGCATCAGAAGCTGGTAACGGTGGACTTCTTAACCCAGAACAATCAGCTCGCTTCCTTGACTATATGTTCGACGCAACCGTAATCGGTAAGGTCGCACGTACAGTTCGTATGAAGTCAGACACAGCCGAGATTGACCGTATGTCCGTTGGTGAGAAGCTTATGAAGCTTGCAACTGAGGCAGACGATACAGCATCTAACAATGCAGTAACTTTCTCAAAAATCTCTTTGACAACAAAGAAACTCCGCATGGACTGGGAGCTTTCAACAGAGTCTCTAGAAGACAACATCGAAGGTGCAGATCTAGAAGATCACATTGCACGTTTGATGGCAACACAGGCAGGTAACGACATTGAAGATGTAATCCTCAATGGAAATGTTTCCCTAACAGGAGACGCTCTTTACAAGTCATTCGATGGCGTTGTAAAGAAGGCAAAGGCATCAGGTCGTGTCGTAGACGCAGCTGGAGCCACAGTATCACGTGAAGTATTCAACAAGGCACTTAAGGCTATGCCACGTAAGTACAAGCAACGTCGTGGAGACCTTCGCTTCCTTGCTGGATCAAACTTGATTCAGGATTTCCTATATGCTAACAGCATTGGAACAAACCAGACAATTCCACAGGACATCGCTTCAAGCGTTATCCGTGGCGGAGTCGCACCACTAGGTGGACCAGCAGGATATGTGGCACCATTCGCATTCGGTATTCCGATTGTTGAAGTACCACTTCTTAACGAGACACAGACTGGTGATTACACAACACCAACAGGATCACACGGAGACATTCACTTGTCATTCCCAAATAACGTAGTTATCGGAGTTAAGCGTGACGTAACAGTCTACCGCTTCTTCTGGCCACGTAAGGACTCAATCGAGTACACAATGTATACTCGTGTTGGCGTCCAGATCGAACAAGCTGACGCTTGGGTCGTTGTAAAGAACGTTAAGGTTGCTTCTTAATTAATTTAAGATAAAACCCTCGAAAGGCCCCCAATTAATTTTGGGGGCTTTTCATTTTAATTTATCAATGCTATAATTGAATAACCTAACAAAGGAGATAATATGTCATTCGAGACATTGAAAGTAGCAGAACTCAGAAAAATTGCAGAGGACTTTGCAGTTGATACTGATGGTATTAAGAGTAAGGCAGATATCGTTGCCGCCCTTGCAGAAGAGGGAGTCACATGGTCTGTTTATCAAAAGACTATTAAGGACATCGAAGATTCGACAGATGAATTCAGCGAGAACGCAGAAGAGATTCTTCCAAGATTTGATCCAAATGCTCAGCCAGAAGACACAGTGCTAGTTAGAATGACTAGAGAAAACTTCAGGTATGATATTAATGGATTTACATTTACAAGAGAGCACCCGTTTATTGCAATGACAGAAGACAATGCTCAAGAAATTTTTGATAAGGAGGAGGGCTTCAGATTAGCAACTCCAAAAGAAGTTCAGGAGTATTACAACTAATCTAAGCCTATAACATGGCAGAGATATACGTAAATAGCAACTCACCAATTAGAACAAAGATCTATTGGGAGGGTGAACTAATAACACCTTCTAGCGTTGTAACAGCAAAGATTTATGACGTAACAAAAGATCCAACCAATGTCATACTACCGACAACTATATTGTCAACGATTAATGCAACGGCGGTAGAGACAGATATTGGTACCTATCAAATAGTGTTGCCATTTTCGTATTCGTCATATCCTAGAAACTTTAAGATTGTATGGCAGTATACAGTTTCAGGCGGGGCAGTAGGAACACATACCACATATGCTAATGTAGTATCTCCCTATATCAATATCAATGAACAGATAGATGATTTGAACTTTGGGGCAGACCCAAGCGATCCAAATTATAAGACATACGGAGATCTACAGGCAGCAGAAAGATATGCAAGAAAGATAGTAGAAGATTTTACAAATCAAGACTTTTATCTATACTCAGGAGAAGAATCAATCTATGGAGATGATTCAGACACACTTCCTCTTCCAGCTAAACTAAACAAGATATATAAGATTTACTCTAATGATATCTTGCTAGTGGACAATCTTTCTACTCCTAAAGTCAATAATTGGTTGTACGATCCAATTGTTTCAGAGACTGGATTCGGAGTAAGAGTAAACAGAACTAACCTATTGGATAATACGGTATATGTTGCAAATGGCTTAGTTCCGCCATCAATTAATGATACATTTAACGGTGTATTTTCTAAAAATATTAAGTACAAGATCGTAGGACAATTTGGATGGGAATCTGTTCCAGATAAGGTCCAGCTTGCTACAGTTGAACTGATGAAAGATTACTTCTCAAAGGACAAGGTCTGGAGAAATAAGTACATCAAATCAATCAAGACATTTGACTGGAGCTTTGAGTATAATGCATCGGCATCAAAGGGAACTGGCAATCTATATGTAGACCAGCTTCTTAATCCGTATGTTATCACTCAAATGGTTCTGATCTAATGTATGCCATTATTGATTCAGTCTTTCCTATGCTTATGGATGTCTATAAGCAATTCGATACACAAGACGAGTCAACTGGCGCATTAAAAAAAGAGTGGCAATTTACTAGAACTGTACCATGCAGTGCTAAAGGTACAGTAAGCAACTCATCTTCAAGAACGGCTGGAGACAAGCAAGTCTTTTCTAATAAGTATTTAAATGATCAGGTATTACAAGTAAGAACTGCAACAAAGGTTACCTTTAGAGAAAAGATTACAAACATCAGAAATCTAGATGGCACCGTAATATGGGAAGAAATTAACTTTCCAAATAACACTCCGACAGTATTTGAAGTAATGGGTGTTGTTCCAATGACAGAACCACTAGGTGGAATTGTTGGATATAACGCCACTATAAAAAGATCGGAGAGTCAGGTAATTGGACAGTAGCGTAGCATTACTGCAAGCATCTAGCGGTCTAGAAAGATTGATGGCTGGATCAGTTCCAGGAGTAATCAAAGACAGCACAGTAGCCCAGATATCAGCATTCCTATACTATGAAGCTGCAGTCCTTTCTAAGCTGACATCAAATGCCGAATTTAAAAACTTATTTAAAACAACCATATTTAATCAAATAGAAAAAGACTTCGGTCAGTATGTAGATGCTCAGGCAAGAACAAAGCCTAAAAGCCTTCACCACGTATATGAGTGGAATAAGACAGGTAATCCCTCATTTAGATTATTTGATTTATACTTAATAGACACAGGTGGACTTTCATTTAGAATAGGTCGTGACTTTAAATTATCTAAATCAGCAGTTCCTTCTAAGAACAAAAAGCAAAAAAGAAAATATGTATTTAGTAATAAGGCTACCGTGATGGAAGAGGGAATGCCCGTAGTAATTCGCCCAAAGTCAGCAGAGCGCTTAGTATTTGAATTAGATGGTGCAACAGTCTTTATGCCTAAAGGAACCTCTGTGACCGTCAAGAGGCCTGGAGGCAGGGCGGCAACAAATCAGTTTGCTCTTACATATGGTAGATTTTTTGGCGGGCAACTAGTAAACTCTTCAATACGTTCATCTGGATTCCAAAGAATCTTTAATGCTAAGATCGCTAAAGCCCTAGATGTCCCAATTAATATTAAAAAGGTGCAGTATAGCTTCAGTGCTGGTAAAATAAGAATGCAGGCGGACGCAGCATTAAGTTCATCATTTGGAGGCTCACTATGACAGTAGATTATAAGATAGACGCAATGTTCGAGCTTCGCAAGTTCCTATGGACACAATTAAAGTTGACGGGAATGTTTAATCAGAACGATTATTACTCGGACAACCTTGGAACAGAGATAATCCCTATTGTTCCAGTCCAGCAATTGCCAGAAATGGATCAATTCCTAAACGGCAAGAAGCACATCGTATATGACAAAATCGGTTTATCCTATGAGGAGAACTGGCTAATATGCTGTGAGAAGGTTTTGTTCACCATCTATTCAACAGATGTAACAGAAATCTACGAGATGAGAAACCTCATGACAGACCTTTTCAGAAGAATGGACGAATCTGCAAAGGATGTCAATGCCTCAAAGACTTCTAATAAATTAATTTTCCACAGCATTCATATTACAGAGACCTCTCCAATTGAGCCATCTCAAGAACTTCAGGGGTTCCTGTCAGCAGACGTAATACTAGAGGTCAAATACTCTAGAGTCACCGATAGACTAGGCCGATTTGCCTAGTTGCTTTTAAAGGCTTAATCCAGTAAAATTGGACATAAGAGGAAATGAGCCTAGCCAGCTTGATTTAAAGTAAGTCAATATATATATATTTATTTAATGGAGGTTATACAACATGGCACAAAACACAGGTAATGCTAGAAACATTCTTGTTGGTGCGTCACCACTATTTTTGTCAGTAGAAGATTCTACTACATCAGGTTACGTAGAAAACATGGTTCCAGGAACAGCTATCACAGGCGCTGCTGGACGCAATAAGACAGTCCCAGCATTTAAGAATGGAACATCAGCTACACCAGGACCATACGTTGCAGGAGAGTCATACACAACAACTCTTAACGCAGTAGATGCAACCACAGGTTCAGCAGTTGCACCAGCAACTCTTGCAAACTCAGGAGCTGCTTACCGTAACGTCGGATTCACAAACAACGGTCTTCAAATTACTTACAACCCATCATACGGTTCAGTAACAGTAGATCAGCTTCTTGACACA